CTTGTCTACGGCCATGGTGTTACCTCCGGGTGTGAGGGGTTGGTTTACTTGCTGGACTGGGGTGCGGCGGCCTTGGCGGCGTCAGCTTCCTTGACGTCGGCCGTGCGCGCCTTCTCTTCTGTGAATCCGTCGCGGCGCAGCTCGGCGGCCTCGGTCGGGACAGCGGTTTCGATGGTCAGGCCATCCTTGGTGAATCGGGGCATGATCGGCTCCTAGGGCTGGTCGGGTGTGAGTGGGTACGGTGCGCGCCGCTACACCCGGAGAGCGGCGCGCACCGTGATTGAGGGAAGGCTAGGCGCCCTGAGTGAAGCCCATGATGGTCTTGTTAGCCACAGCGCCAGTGCCGCCGATGTAGTGCTTCACCGGAACGCCGATGGCGGCATCAGTGAACACGTCAAAGGTGAGCGACTGCTGGACCGGATCGCCCGTGCCCCATTTCTGGGAATCGGTGGAGGCCAGCTTCACGGAACCGTAGCCGCGGCCGAGGATCCAGTTGTTGGCTGCCGGCCCATCGGATCCGATGATGAGCAGTCGATACTCCTGGCCTACGGGAAGGTCTGGCTCGTCAATGACGATCTCGCCGTTGGCCAGAGTCTGCGTCACTGTGCTCAGGTCGGTACCGAAGGTCAGCTCCAGCATGTGCTTCCGGCCAGTCTCCAGCGCGGTCATGGTCACGGAGCGTGCCACTTCCGTGACGTCAGAGCGGACGGCCGAGGCGTAGCCCAGCGCGGTCACATCCTCCTTGTTGATGTCACGGCCGAACTCGTAACCGTCCGGGGTGACCATGCCGATGGGAAGCCAACCGATCGTCTTCAGGTCGATCAGCGAACCGCCGGCGCCGAACAATGTAGTGGGGAGGGCGACAGTCTTGGGCGCGATGAACGCGATAGCCTTCTGAATTTTCCGGACAAGGTTCCGATTGTCAGAATCCTGACGAATAGTGTCAAACGTGGGCATGGCAATGAACCCCTTTCAAGGGCGGTGAGTGGATTTCCCCGTGCGGGGTCAGAGGGGCCGGGACGTGACCATGAAGGTTGCCGTGGCCTTGTTGAGCGTGTCGGACTGGTATGGGACATCCTCTGGGACGATGTCCACTTCGATCTTGTCGAGATACCCGGACGGCGTCTCGATGTCCTCTCCGCAGATGGATGAGGAAATGGACTCAAGGGTGTTGAGCGCCTGCTGGCCCGGCGCGTAGACGTCGATTGTTCGCCGGTCAACACGGTCAACGAAACCGCTCTTGCCGCCCGGGGCGCCGTAGATCAAAGCCAGCGGGAACGGGCCTTGAATTGCGCCGTAGTCGTTGGCTGGGATCTGATAGACCGCCCGGACAGGTACGCCCAAATGCGTCGCCCCGTCGATCAAATCGAACAGCGCGTCGCGGGTATCCGGGAATACAAGAGCGTCGATCATCGGCCCCTCGCTTCCATTGACTCGGCAACGCGCAGCAGGATCGCGTCGCGGGTGTCACGCCAGTCCTTGCGGGACTCACGCACCACGGCCCCGGCGCGCCGTTCGTTGGCCCAGCCCGCCATGACCGTCGCTGGGGAGGCTTCGTACTCGCCGCGCCCGACGGCCTGCGCGTTGCCCGCCAGACGCTGCGCGGCGGCAAGCGTCGCATCTCCGATGGCCGATGACGTGCCCAGATCTTTGAGCCCGGAATCGTCTGCAAGGTATGAGCGGGAGCCCGGGACTCTACGGAGAGCCATCAGGCCCTCACCAGACCGACTTCGACGCCGAGCGGCCACTCCCCAGGGCGCCCGTCAACAGACCATTCCCCGGCCATTCTCTTGCCGGCAGGAACGCGAACGCGATCAGACGGGAGGAACGTGAACCCGGGGTCCGGGTCTCGGTACAGCACGGCCTTGGAATCAACGACGTCGGAGTGGTCCAACGGTTCAGCTGTTGCACGGGCCCCGACGATGCAATCCTTCACGGGGATGTCTTGCGCCGGGAGCGGGTTCCCCTTGGCGTCCCTGCCGCCGCCGCGGATCACGACGACGTCAGTGCGCCAGCTCTTGGGAAAGCTACTCACAATGCCCACGTCAGCCTCCCGGGCGAATCGTCCATGCCTGGCGCCGCGGCCGGGACTTGACCAGCAGCCGCTTGTCAGCAGCCGTGAGGTACAGGTTTCCGTCAGGATTGAGCACCTTGCCGCCCATGGAGAACGGGCCACTGCCGAACTGGACCGACTCAAACCCTGCAGTCGGCGCGTCCTCCGTGATGTCCATGGCGCGCTTGACCATCCGGCAGACCACGAGTTTCGGAATATCAGGATCCATGCCGCCGTCCTCGACGGGGGTCGAGATGCGGGAGTCGATGTCCGGGTAGTTGCCGCGAACCTCGATTGACGCCTCATGGAGCTTCTGCCCTGCGTCGTTCTCGTCCTCTTGCGGCAGGCCGGACCAGTGCATCTTGAGGTCGAACAGCGTCGCGAAGTCAGCGGCCATGGCCCCTACTTCTGAGTACGTCCGCGGCGGCGGGCCGGGGCCGGTGCCGTGAAGTCAGGCTGGTCATCGGCGACCGGAGGATTGGAGTCATCCTCGTCGCTGTCACCGTCCGCTTCGTCGTCGGCGCCAGAGTCGATGTCCTGCTCCTGATCCTGCAAGCCCGAGTCGGCGAAGGTGTCCGTCTGGTCAGAGTCGGCCGTTTCCTCTGGTTCGAGGACATGATCCCCGACCTGGTCGACGGCCCACTCGGGGACCTCGTCCCCGGGATTGAAACTCACGGGCCGGTACTCGGGATTCATGAGGGCAACGTGCGTAGAAAACTTTGGCACTGTCATTCCTTTTCGCTCAAGGGTTGGGGATGGGGCGCGACCGAAGCCGCGCCCCATCAGGTCATGCTCAGAGGACCGTGGCCACCAGCGAGAGGTTGGCGTTGGCCAGCACCGGCAGGGCGATGGCGTCCGACTCGACCGTCGCGATGTGCGGGATCGAGGTCGCCTTGTGGGCACCTACGACGACACCCGGCTGCTCGACGTCGGCCAGGCCGTAATCGGCCTCCTGCGAAGTCAGAGTCTGACCCCAGAAGGTCCCGCCCAGCTCCGACTCACCGGACATCGGATCTACCGGGGAGGGCAGCAGGAGCAGCTTGTTGTCCGACAGGACACGGCCGCCGGAGGTGCGCCGGTCATAGATGGTGACCGGGGGCAGGCCAGCAGCGATCAGGTACTGCCTGACCTCAGTCTCGATGGCCGGCCGGGTAGCGCCGCCAACCAGCGTGGTCTTGAACTGGTCGCCTGCAGCCAGTGCAGTGAAGACGCGCTGGGGCATCACGATGGCGCCCGGAGCTTCCTCGTCGTTCGTGGTCTTGTAGGTGGCCACCAGCGTCTGCAGGTAGGTGAGGCGGTCCACAGAGGACGTGGACCACAGCTGCGCGGCCGTCAAGGTGTGGCCAGCGGTGCGGCCGAAGTCGTCATCGAAGAACACGTTGCCCTGGTTGACGGTGGCCTTACCGGTTTCCAGCACGGTGCCGCGGAGGCGCTCGATGCGGTCGGCAATAGCTTTCGCCACGTTCTTGGCCTCCTTGAGGATGCTGTTGCGCAGCACGTCATCGGAAGCATTACGAGAGCGCAGCTGGTCGTACTCGGAGATGATCCGCTTCTGCCCAAGGGGAAGCATCTCGAGCGTGACGCGCTGGCCTGTTGTGCTACCAGCGATCTCGGGCTCAGCATCGAACGCACGGAACGATGCTTCGGCGACGAGGCCAGCCTGGCCCTTCACGAAACGAACATTGATGTCGTTCACGAAGGTGTTGGGCAGCCATGGGGCGAGCGAGGTCCGGTTTACTTCCAGATCCTCAAGGGCCGTGCGGACGTAACCGGTCAGCTCGGCGGGAGTGATGAGATCAGTCCAAAGCATGAGTCATCCCCCTTTCTTAGACGAAAACGATGGTGGTTGCGGACAGCTTGGCGGCGGCGGCCGGCTTCACGAAGGTCACAGGGACCTTCGAGGCGACGACGCGGCCGTGATCGTAGAGCGGCACCGGGAAGTCGGACGTGCCGACGACGCGCTGATCCGTGAGCACGAAGCCCGCCAGGATTCCGGCGCCGGTTACGGTACCTTCAGTGGCGTCGTACGGGACGAGAACGCCGCCGACCTTCGCCACGGGGGTGCCGGAACGGATGTAACCGTCCGGGTAGTGGGTGCCGGCAGTGAACGTGGAGATGTCGAGGGTTTCGGTCCGCGCATTGTTGATCGCGTGCTCGGAACCGACCCAAGACATGTTCCCGCTGCCGAACGATTCGGTAGTCAGACGAGGCATGGTGTGGCCTTTCTAAGAGTTTTTCTTGTGCTTGCTTTCGTAGAGCTCGCGGCCTGATGCCAAAGAGCCCTCGGCGGGCTTCTCGCCGTTGCGGGTGCCTGACTTATGTACTGGGTCAGGTTTCGGAGCTTTCCCTTCAGCGCGGGCGTGCAGCTCGGATATCTTCTTGGCGGAGGCGAGGTAGCTGGCCTCGTCGGTCCCGGTCACCAGGTCTTGGTATTCCTTGGGCACGGGGTGCTCGGCCAATGCGGCGAGTCGCGCGTTGGTGGCTTTGAGCTTCGCGTTCTCGGCCGCCTGATCGTCTCGCTCCTTCTGCGCCCGCTGAATGTCGGACAGTTTGGCGTCCTCCGCGGCCTGAATCTTCGCCTCGGCTGCGGCGGCTCGCTTCTCAGCAGCCTCCGCCCGGGCCCGCTCGGACTGCAAAGCCTTGATGCCGCCCTCACCGAGCTTTTCGTCGGCCTTCGCGGCCTCCGCACCTGCAGCATCAGCCGCAGCCTTCGCTTCGGCTGCAGCGGCTGCAGCGGCTGCCTGGGCACCGTCCTCCATGACGGCGTCCCCGAAGGTCAGCCGGTGGAATGCCATCAGCGCAGTGAGTCCGCCTGGGGCGGTGATGTCAATGCCGTGGGGAAACTGCTTCTTCAATGGAAAGCTCCTTCATGAATGCCGCATCGCACGGCGAAAAACCCTGCCCGCATCGCACGGAAGGGAGAGTATGGGGCCGCATAGTGCGGCCGGATTCGCAGCGGAAGTTATCCGACGCGCTCCAGATATGCGTCATCAATGACGCCGTCCGTGAATCTGTCCGGAAACCGGCGGCGAAGGTCAAATGTGATGGCCTTGATGTCGCTCCGCGTTCCAGCCTTGTCGGCGCCGATGGAGTAGATGTCATACAGGTCATCCGGGATGTAGCCGGGCGGATACTCGTCGCCACGGCCTAGGCGGACAATCTCGCAGTCGCAATGTCCGTGGAACTCGTTGTCGCTGCCGTATTTCTTGCTGCCAGCAGACTTCTCGGAAGCGTAGGCTGCGTCGCGGGATGCCAGCACGAGACAAAACGCGCACGTCTTGGACCCCTTTGGCACTCGCGCCCAAGCGACACCCTCGCGGTGGGCGTTCCACGTGATGGTGTCGCGGCCAGACTGCTTCACGTACTTGTCGGTCGCGGCAGTCAGGCCTGCGAGCATCGCTGCCGGCTCAGGCGTCCAGAGCTGCCCGGCGAGGTAGCGAACCTTCTTCTCGACACGGTCCGCCGTGACCGACGCCGCGGCCGGGGCAGTAACCCGGAAGCCGGACGCCGCACCGGACCCGGCCCGGAGCTCGTCGTACCAGTCCATGGCCAGCGTCTCGGCAACCTGCCCGTACTGGGCCACCAGTAGCGGCATGAACTCCAGCAGCGCGTTGCGAGTCGCTTCGGGCCGGGACAAATCGAGCGCAGCGAAATATGCGGCCAACTCGTCAGCCACACGGACCGAAAGCTCAGACGTCGCCGCACGGTACCGCTCAATCGACTGTCGATCCACCACGGCTAGGCGCCTTCGCGGATCGTGATCGGATTGCCCGGAATAAAGGTCACGCCCGCAAGCCCGGCCTGCCTTGCAGCTGATGCAGCATCAACGCCGGCGCGCCGCAGGACACCCAGCGCGTCCGCCTGCGCCTTGAGAACCTGGGCCTGCTTCAGCTGCTCGTCCACCGGTCCAGCGGCGGCGCCGTCACTGAACACAGGCGCAGCGGACGACTTTGCAGCAGCCATGAGCGTGTCCAGTCGGGTGCTCGCCTCCATGCGCTTTGCGTACGCCAGGTTCCGATCGATCTGCGACTTGGTGAGCCCGTATTCCTCCATGGCCACCTCCGGATCGCCGTTCGGGAAGGTCATCGAATACTTCTGTGCCGCATCAGCACGGGCGGCGCGTGTCGGCGTACCAGCACTCGCGAAGTGCGCCTTCAAACCACGAAGTTCCGCCGCCATAGCAGGCGTGATCCCGCCATACTTCACGGCAAGGATTGTCCGGGCCAGGTTCTGATGGGAGATCCCGTAGCTTAGGTCCCGCTCGTACTCCACCATGGCAACCATGTCCGATTCCGACGCGAGAATAGCGTCAGCGCTGGACGGGTTGTCATGGATGATTCCCAAATATCCGACAGGGATGGACAGTTCACTGGACACCATCAGTCCGATGGTCCGAAGCATCTCACTGTGCGGCTGCATTGACGCCTGCTGCAGCTGCTCGAGCTTCGGCGTAATCAGATCGCCAGTTTCCTCATCCCGGGTATTAGGCAGAGCCCACACTCCACCGATGAGAGCGTCCAACGGAGAGATCCTCTTGCCCGTCTTGGGGTCTGTGAAGTGCTCTTCCTCTGCGCCAAGCAGCGTCCGCTGCGGTGCGGAGAAGAACTCGGCAGTTACCTCTTGGCGGAGCATCGTGCGGACGCCGCGGTCGATGTAGCCCATCAGAGGACGCGTCACCCGCGACCGCCCCATCGACCGACTCAAGGACCATCCCCAGATGTAGGGGACACAAGGAACAAAGTCGGCAACGCCGACGTGCTCCCGGGTAACCTTCCATTCCCTATCCGTGCGCTCAACGCTGAGTGTCATCCCCGGCATGTACAGCAAGTACTCAACGCCGCTGATGAACTCCAGTGCCATCATCACGCGGTTCGACCGGGGGTCGATTTCAGCCGTCCCCTCCTCCGCCGTGCGGGCGGAGACGATAATCTCAGGTTCCCCCAGAATCTGATCGCCCGGAGTTACGAAAACAAATGAGACTCCATGCTGAAGTGAAGACTCGATGGCCATCCGTTCAACAGAGCCGTAGTGGTTGTCCTCGAATGCGCCATGAATCTCATCCAGAAGATTCGACTTCCGCGGGAGCGTGAAGCCATCCGGGCGGATCCTTGACGCCGGAGTGATGATTCCCTTCCGGGCCCAACCGATCGGAGTCTGGAAGTCCACCATGTGTGGCGGCACTGAAAACCCGATTTTGTCGAGGCGCTTCTTGTCATCGACATACTTGGTCCGAAGCTGGTTCCGGCTCGCCTTCCTCCGGATCGTCCTCAGCATCCGGTTGAACGCTGACGACTCGGAATCAGTCAGGCGGCGTGCCACATCAAGAACAGCCAAGCAGGCCACCTCCTAGAAAACGATTGCGCCCCGGACCTTCTTCTCAGAAGCCTTCGGGATACGGCGGGCGAACTTCTTCGCGCCGAAGTGGGCGCAGGTCACTGCAACTGTCGGGGCCAGATCAACGTCGAGGCTCGTTCGGTTCCATTTGAACGAGCCAGGACGATTCTTGATCGGGTCCTGTGTGGTGTTCTTCGCGGAATGGTCGAGGTGTTCCTGACCGAAGTGGGTGACGGCGGGGTGTTTCTCGACCGCCTCATGAAGACCCGCACATGCCTGGGTGTATTCGTGACCGCTGAGGATGAAGACCTTCATCTTCTTCGCCTTCAGGAGGGCCTCAAGCGGGTCCCGCGCCGGGGAGTAGGCATCGATGACGATCGGGATGCGGCGCTTCGCACGCTCCCACAACCACTCCACCAAAGCCGTCGTCCCGCGCTCATCAAACGGAGCATCGGCAGCCAGCTCAAGGTGGATGTCGTCGCTATCAGCGAACGTCGACACTCCGATGGACACCTTGGTCCGCTCCGGATTCATGTCCACGCCATACGCGGCGACCGGCCACTCAGGATCCGGGTCATCAATCGCCCGATCATCCCACTTCGTGAACGCGAGCTTTCCGGCGACAGAAGGCGTCGGCCACATATTCAGCCGCTCGCGGGCGAACGATCGCGGGGAGAACTTGTGGTGCTCGGTCTCCACGGTTCGGAGCTTGATGCGGCCACCGAGTGCAGGGTTAGCGTCAGACCAGTTCTTCCGGTCAGCCGTGAACACCCTCAGCTCGGCCTCGGTCATCTTGTCGACGTCGCCGGCGGCCGAATGCTCAACCCATGCCGAACGCTTATCAGCGCCGGTGACCGCAGCATTCCGGACCCGGACGAAAGGCTCGCCACGCTCGGACAAATCCTTCGGGGGAGTGCCCATGTAGATCGTGATCGGATCACCCGAAGGAGCCGCCGATGTCGTCGGCTCCAGAGCCTCCTGCTCGTCCTCCTCGTACTCCTGACCTTCATCAACCACCAAGACGTCGAAGGAACTACCGCGGCCGGCGCCGCCCGTACGCGCGCCCAGCTCGATCAAGCCACCAGCGTGAAGCTCGATCGCTTCCTGGCCGTTGGTCTTCCGGATCTCCTTGACCAGAGCATTCAACTCAGGGAACTTAGCGTGAGGATCATTGACCTTCGTGCCGAAGAAGTGCATCAGGCGCTTGAACGCCTTACGGGCCGAACTCAGCAGGTGCGACGTGTGCAGGATCTTCATGTTGAGCGCCACCATCAGGTAGAGCTCAACAACCTCCAACGCACCGTTCTTGCCGTTCTGCCTCGGCGCAGACAGACCCCACGTGGAAGAGATCCATCCAGCGTCATCAGTTCTCAGCCAAGCCCGGACGGCCTCGGCCTGCCAAGGATCCACGACGTACTGGTAGCCCTCAGCGAACTCGAGCGCGTTCTCGGCATGATGCATGCTGTAGCCACGCGGTGAAGGCGCTGTGTTGAAGCGTGCGACCTGCGAACCGATCAGCACGCCACACCACCTAGCCGTTCAGTTTCTTAGCCAACCTCTGCAACGGGGACACGTTGTCCGGAAGGTCTGTCGGTACCGGCGCCGGTGGCGCCGCTGCAGCAGCCTTCGAATCAGCGGGGGAGAGCTTCGTGAGGATGTTGGAGAACGCAGTCGCCTGCTGCCTGGCCTCCGCCAACACCGCATTGAACTTGACCTCAACGTTGATGTTCACGCAACCGTCATCGTCTACTTCGCGATCCAGGACCCGGAACTGCATGAGATTCAGGACGCCCTTACCCTGAATGATGTTGTCCAGCTCGTCCAAACGGTCAGCCGTGCGGGCAGCCTCCAGCACCAGCGCATTCCGCGGGACATCGCTGGTGGCCATCGCCGACCAGATGGCCGATCCGCGCTCGCCGAGGCCGGGAGGAGCATCCACAGCGGCCTCCTAAAGGATCAGCTTGTTTCCCGTCACCGCGATGTAGCGGCCGGCTACCTCGCGAAGTTGGGAACGCCCAGCGCCCGGCTTAGATAGGCCGCCAAATCGGCATCCTTTTTCTGACCGTTACAGAGCGCGTGGGCTGTTTTCAGATTGTCAGGCGTATCGGAGCCGCCCTTGGCATAAGGGACCACATGATCCAGAACGGGGAAATCAGCATCTGGCCATGAAGCGTCGCGGTTGACCGGGAAGTCGCACAGGTAGCACGTCCACCCATCACGTTCGAACAGTGCCAGACGCTTAGAACTTGAGATCTGTTTGCGTCGAACGGGCGCGACGTAGTTGATGAGTCGTTCAACCCGCTCGCCAAGTGCATCTTCACACTGCGGCGAACAGAGGGAGTCATACGCCTGGTCGAAGGTATTCGGCATGGTCTTGCCACACTCGACGCACGTCTCGCAGTTTTCGCACCGGTCGCCTGGCACGTTCGACTGGAAATACTGGCCGCGGCAGACCCGGCAGTCAACTGAGAACTCTTCGATCAAGAGAACACCTTGCCCGTCATCGTCATGAACCGTCCGTTCGAGTACCACTCAACCTTCAGGCCGTCCTCCAAGGTGAAAACCTTCCGCCCATTCGGAGATCCTCCATCGACCCAGGCATGGATTCCTGACCCCGATGGCGAGACTTCGACGTAGAACGGGCTCAGTGTCGAAAGGAACCTTCTAGCCCGGGGGTCTAGCTCGCCGTCGATCAAGACGTTGTCAAGATCCACGCAGGCAATCCCATCGCCGTCCAAAACGAAGCCCAGGCCTTCGCCGACCGGCGAGGCTGCGGCAATCGCATAGTCCTTCCATGTGCCTGGATTGGTAGAGGATGCGAGCCGGCCGTCTACCGTCAGGGGAACTTTGGTCAAGCGCCCGTTACGCGGGCGGGAAGACCATCGCACCCATCGGGCCCTTGAAGTCAGCTCAATCGGCAGCGCCAGTCGTTTCGATTTGCGACGAAAGTAGGTGCCGCACTTTTGAGAGCAGAATTTAGCATCTCTGCGGGGGAGGTTCATTGGGCCGCCGCAGTATGCGCACACCTTGTTTGACATACCTCAAGCCTATCAGGTGTACGCGATAATTCCCTAGATTGCGCGGAAGTAGGCACATTCATTATTGCGGCCGCATCGTCCGCGAGAGCAAAACTGACCGAGGTCAAAAAGCCCTACGAGCGGACAGCGCGGCGGTCACAGCGGCTATGAAGGCCGGAGAAAAGGGGGCCGCGGCCGAGCCTCAAGCGCTCGGGGGGATATTTTCGCCCTATGCCTAGGGAGGGCTAGGGCGGGGGTGGGGGAGGGGTGCTCCCCCACCCCATTTATGTGCCGGTCTGGGATAAGGAAAAGCGTTATCCACCGGTTGTCCACAGGTTGTCAACAGTCACCATTTCCGGCTGGTTTTGAGTGGTGCCATTGGGCTTGGTGGTGCGTGCTCACTGTGATTCGGTGGTCTGTTTCCGCGCTTCTGGTTGCACAGGCGGTGTGCCAGGCGGCAGTTGGACCGTTCGTAGGGCGATCCGCCTTTGGATACGGGGATGACCTCGTCTATCTCGGGTGATCCTGGCTGGCCATGGGGCAGCGTCTTGTCGACGGGTAGCTTGCAGAGCCAGCAGTGGGTTTCTTCTCTGAGGACGCGGGCGCGGAGCTTGTTGCGCATCGAGCTGTTGGCTCGGCGCGGGTTGGCTGTTGCCATGTCAGTTGCGCCTGAATCCGATGGGCCGTGTTCGGCGTGCCACGTCTTCGTCGTCGTAGAGGGGCTCACGGTTGCTGCGGATGTGAAGCTCTGGGGGCACCGTGTATGCGTGTGCGTGTTCGCTGCGTGCTTCGCCGGCGCCTTCGGGATGGTGCTCTTCGGGCTCGTCCATCATTCGGGCTGAGGCTTCGAGCCAGGCGCAGAGGGCGCGATACAAGCGCATGCCGATCCTCCTGAAGTCTGCGGTTGCATCCCCTTATCGAATGGGGACCTCGTTCCGGCCCATATGTCCGGCATCATTGCTTGGCCGCGTTTCGCCCAGTTCCTACGTGTCGGTCGCTGGGTTACGTTGTGTCCTGCATGGAGTAGGCGCGTAGCGTCGCCTCGTTCTTAGGTCGTAGATCAGTGATCCCACCACGATGCCGTTAGGCGCCCGGGTTGATCCTTGGCCGCACTTTGGGTGACTTGCCCAGTACCGGCCTACGGTCTCCATGCAGGAGAGTGTGGACGGGTAGTGGATCGGCCGCGTTCCTCGATGGTTGGTCGGCGTCGGTCCCCGTCAGCGGAAGATGCAGGGATCGAACCTGCTAGGCCGTCAGGCCATACCTGTTTAGCAAACAGGCTGCTCACCATTCGCATATCTTCCATGCGCGGAAGTCACAGGAGTCGAACCCGCTGCCGTTTGACCGGCCACTGTTTTCAAGACAGCTTCCCACCGTTGGGGTAACTTCCATCTGGCGCGATGACGGGCGCCAACCGTGCCGGGTGAATAGTCCGGCGGTCGTACTCATGGGAGCGGCATGGGCCGCCGTGGCAGCAGTAGGAATCGAACCTACCGTGGACCGGTTTACAGCCAGCCCTGGCACCTTGCCTCTTCTACTGCCTTGTGGTGCCAGCCCCGGGAGGATCTGCAGCACTCCCGGGACCAGCGTTGCGACGGTCACCAGCCGTTGCTCTTGCTTTCCCGACGAGCGGGGAAGGTGTAGGCGCCGACCTCATGGGGGGATCGGCCGGCGCCAGCTTGTGGGCAACAAAAAAGGCCGATCCGTTGGACCGACCTGAAAGTTTAGCCACGTCTCCGCAGCCACGACTAACGATACCCGAATCAACCCACATGCACCACATCGTCTACCGGCGTGTCCAACGCTCTGAGCAGCCAAGCGACTTGATCGCCAGCCCATTCGGCGCCGCAGCCTGCGCATTCGATGTCCCATTCCCCGATCTTGGCGAGGTTGCCGTCGTCGTCCCAGCATCCGAGGGACAGGCAGACGGCGCGCTCGTCACCGTGGAGGGCGAGACCGCAGGCGGGGCAGGTCTTCCCGGTGAGCTTCCGACGTGGCTTGACCGGCCAGAGCATCGACGTGATCTGGTCCACCCATCCGAGCGTCACGCCTTCGAGGTAGGCTTCCCATTCGGCGCTGATGGGCGCATCGGGGTAGGCCTGCAGGAGGGTCTCCAGTGTGCCGGTCCAGTATTTGCCGATGGCTTCGGCGTAGTCCCTCCTGGCTTCGGACTCAATGGCCCGGATGAGGTCGAGCGCCGCGGGGTCGATCGGGATGGGCGGGCCCGACGCGCCGCCACCGTATCCGTTTTGCCCGGGTGTCACGGCGAGCCGCAGCTCAGCCAGTAGTGCCGGCATCTGCTGCAGCGAGCCGTCGCCGGAATGCGTCAAGTGCGGGCGGGTGAGTCGATGGACGCTGTCATTCAGGCTCATTGTTTGTCCGTCCTGCCTCTCTGTGGTCGCGCCACATCTTGCTAACAGTGGCGCTCTTGTCCGGGTCGCGGTGGCCGGCCGGGACGGTCTGGAGTATTCGATAGGCTTCGTCCCGCATTGCGGTGTCACCCTTGGCCCAGCCCCGGTATTTTCCACAGGTAGCGCATGGTCCATACGGGCATCCGGATAGGGCGCTTTCCCATGGCCCGCCTTCGTCCAGTCGGCAGACGCATTGCTTGTGCGCGCTGCTGATGCCTGAGCAGTCCCGGTGGAACAGGCCGCGCTCGCCTTTCCACCATGGGGACTTCTCGCGGTGCCACTCCTGCGAGTGGTTCACCAGGTCGCCTTTGCGGCTTGTGCCGTGGCACCATTCGCAACGGGTCAGAGCCCAGCGGCGGAAGTTCTGCCACGGGTGGAGCTGTAGGCGCCAGTGGTGGACGTGCCACTGCCAGCGCCCTGAATATGGGCAGTCCTCGTTGGAGTCGAACCCGGACGGGTCGACGTGCCAGACAGTGATCAAGCCGGGGAAGTAGTACTCCACGCCGGCGAGGTTCCAGAACGGTGACTTGCCGATCTTCCAGCGCTTCTCGCTGATCTTCCGGCCCTTCTGGCGCTGCGGCCAGGGGCGACGGATTTCGAACGCGACGGTCATAGGATCATGCATTGGGCTCTCCTGCGTGGGTGATGGTGATGAGGACGCCGGGGTTGCCGTGGTAGGTCTTGGCGGCGGTGATGTGGATGATTCGGGCGTCGTCGGTGATGCTCACGCAATCCACCGCCCGTCTGCGCCGCGTTCGCGGTTCAGCGACTCGTCTCGGCCGCGGTGGCAGGGTCGGCAGCGCGGGGAGTACTTGGACTGGTCTGTGGAGTACGCGATCGGCTTCTTTTCGAGCACCTCGTGAAGCTCATCAGGGCATCCCCCGTCGTAGGACCACTCCTGGGCGCGATTCCCACAGTCCACGCAAGAGTGCGCGCTGGCCTTGCCCTTGTCGTAGAAGAGGCGTTTGTGCATCCCGGTGTAGGTGAGGGTTTCGAGCCGGTTGCGTCCAACGCCGCGTCCGGGACCGTCCACGAGCGGGTCACCGTACTTGTTGAATCGGTAGAGGTGCGCGGGGCAGTATCCATTGGCGTGCTGCCCCAGATCGCAAGACTCGACAGCGCACGGCGCCTTGGTTTGAGCATGGACCGTCAGTGGATCACCGTGGGCGCGCCACCTGTTGTAGTGCTTTACGCACCATCCGCGGCAATACTTCGCGGACTCGCAGCCGTCAATTGAGCAAGTTTTGGGTACCATGACTGGTAGCCCCTCTCTGCTAGTACCAGATGAGCGGGTCAGGCCCCGGCGAGTGTTGCAAGCACTCTTCGGGGCCGTCTTCATTATCCCATGAAACCCGCTAGATTCCGCGGATTTTAGGCTCATTTCAGCCTCCATATTCAGCCTTCGTAATGGTGATGTAGACACCCGGACTGTGGTGGTAAACCTTCGCCGCGGTGAAGCTGACAATGCGTGCATCGTCAGTAATGACTCCCTTTTCCTTCTTGGTGGTCGACAGCGAATCGAAGACGGCGCGGACCAACTTATCGGCGTCGGGCTTGACGGCTGGCGCCCACCATCGGGGCTTCTTGGGTGGTGCGAGCTGGAAGACCAGCGAGACGTTCAGGGGCCCGTCCATGGGTTCGCCGTTGTGGCGGGCCATAGTCGCTGCCCGGATCTTCGTCCGCCATTCGCGGAGTGGCGCTTTCACGGCGACGATGTGCCCCCGGTAGACGTCCACGGATCCTTGCGGGACTGGCGTGCCTGGCACGAATGCGCTGATCATGCGGGCTCCTCGTCGAAGTGGGGGAGTCTGGCGAAGCGTTCGAGGATCTCGCATTTCTGCACTGCCTCTTTGAAGCTCTCCGTCGCCGCCGTCATGTGCCGCTCTTGGCAGGACAGTAAGTTTGCTGCCTCGCGGACGTAGATCGAGTAGTCGTGCCAGTAGACCGCCGCTAACTCCGCCTCGCTGAACCGTTTGTCCCGGGCGGTGATGGCTGCGGGTGCCCATGCGCCGCCGATGTAATAGGTGTCGTCCGCTTCGGGGTGCTTGGGGAAGATGCGGATCATGGCGTCTCCCGCGGCTGGTGTTCGGCGAGGATGAGCTCTTTGGGGTGGAACCAGAGCGGGGCGGTGTCGATGCCGACAACGTGGAACTGGCCGGCTGCTTCGTCGTGGACGGTGCCGACTTGGTCGAACCAGCGGCACGGGGTGGCGATGACGCGGACGGGGTCGCCGATCTTGAATTTCATGGCTTCTCCTTGAGGTCGGTGAAGGTGGTGGTGAGCGGGTACTCGTGGCCGGATGCGTGGCCGGCGGGGAGGATGCACGGCGCGTAGATGTGTCGCCATTCCCGCCAGGACTTCACGACGCCGTTCACGGTTTCGAAAGGCCGGATCTGCTTGGTTTCGGTGTCGTTTGACGGTGCGGTGCATGGTTCGGCTTCCTCATTGAGGAACTGGGCGGGGCTTTCGTCGAAGACGTCAGACGTTGCCCAGCACAGCCCGCAGTCGTGACAGACGTACTGGTCGCCGTCGTGCTCCAACGTGTCCCCGCAGGATCCGCAGTCGATCGACACACTGATGGTTGGTAGGCTCATTGGTCCTCCTGAACGAGTGAAGCCGCCCCGGTTGGGACGGCTTCGATGTATTCGGCCCGATCTTTGAGCCAGTTGACGGCGTGTTCTGCGCCGCCGTACGCGGTTTCCAGTGGGTAGGCGGCGGAGGCTTCCCGGAGTACCCGCGCTTCGAGAATCGGCGCTGCTGCCTCAAGGGCCTTTCGCATGGACGCGAGCGAGTCCCCTTCGCCGTCTTTCCAGAACGCTTCGCATGCCGCCTCTACGGCTTCGTCGGTGATGTTCATAGGATCCCCCTCGCCGCGAGTTCGTTCCGGCGCTCTTGGCGGCCTTCCTCGTGGAGTCGGTCCCACTCTTCGGGGTTGCGGGCCCGCCACGAGTTCGGATGCTTCACGACTGGGCCGGCCGTGATGGCGCTGGCCTGGGCTTCGGCTGTGGTGCGGAGCGCGTGAGTGCGTTTGCGGATCCCGCCCGGCGTTGCGGGGACTGTTTCGTTGCCGCGGTAGTGGTCGAGGATTGCTTGTTTCGCTTCGGCCGGGGTGGCGTTGGCGAGTGATGCCTGCCAGATTTCTACGGCGGCGACGCTGTTGGCGATGCGGCCGTCGTGCTGGGTGACCCAGGTGAGGAAGGCGTTGGTTTCAATGAGGTTCATGAGCTGATCTCCTTAGCGCGCTCGGCGTCCATCTGGGCGAACATTTCGTGATTCATGCGGCCTTGGTCCAGACGTTTCTCGGCCCCGGTTTTGAACTGCTGCGGTTCTTTCTCGGCGCGTTCCTGGTCTCCGAGGAGCCACGCTTCCCATGCGGCGGTCCAGTCGGTTTTGAACTGGGCTGGGCCTGAGACTGATTTGTAGTGGGCACGGAATTTGCGGGTGCTGGCCGCCATGTTGACGTTGGGCGCGTTGTCGAGCGCCCATCTCGTCATTTCCGGGGTGGTCTTGAAGTCGGCCGGGATTCGGCTCCCGGCTTGCCCTTCTCGCCTAACCCCCTCATAGGTGGGTCGGGTCGGGTCGGGTCGGGTCGGGTCGGGGTTACGAACACTTTCCGAACTGTTCGTAACCGTTCGCCCGAACACTTCCTCGTTTTCCGCTTGTTCTTGGGGTTTTTTGCCTTTACGTTTTGCTCGCAAGTCGCGCATTCGTTCTCTACTCGCGGCCCGTTCGGCGTCTACGTCTTGCTTGCTCGGCTGGTACTCGTGCCACTTGTAGAAGACATATCCGTCGTGCGTACGCTCCCAAAGTCCCGAATCCACGAGTGCGTCGGGTGCTGCGGGTGGTGCGCCCCATTCCTTGATCATGTAGTCGGGCACGTTGCCATCGGTGAGCTGATCGGCCGACCACGAGCCAGCAACGGACCACAAGCCGATGGCCGCGAACCGGACGCGCTTGGGGATGCTCAGCACCTTGCGTGACGAATGGAAGCCGTCATCGACTTTGAACCACATGGCTACTCCTTTCTGGCAATTTCTGGGATTTCGAGGGTGGGGTTGGACCACTCGCAGAAGTCGCACGAGGGCCCGCTGCAGCGGTGGGGCGCGGCGACTTTCGGCGGCGCTTCGTTCTCGCTCATGCGCTCAGTGAGAGTGCTGCCACGATGAACAGGTCTCGTGCGGCTGGCGGGGTGACCGCGTTGCCTGCCTGCTTGACCTGTTCGCGCTTGTTGCCGGTCATGATGTAGCTCTTGGGGAATGCCATGCCTGCGCTGATTTCGTAGGGTTCGAGCATCCGGAATTCGCAGTCCTCGATTTCGGGGACCGTCCATTCGGTGATGCCGTGGTGCTGGCCGCCGGCACTGAAAGTTCCGAACGGGTCGGTGGTGGGTGCGTTGGATGCGGCCAGGTGCTCGGGTGATGTGCCGCGCATGGTGGTGACCATGGCGAACCGATCCGTCGTGCTGATGGTGGGGATGGCCTTGGCTACGGGGTGCATCTGTCCGTTGCCGTAGTACTCCATGAGCAGGTGCGCGCCGGGTGCCGCGATGAGCGACTGGTGCCCGGCCGTGGTGATTGTGCCGAGCGGTTCTGTCGCGGGCTTGGACATCTCGGCGCCGGGTCCGCGGCTCGAGTTGTTCCGCATGATCAGCGGAGGCACGAGGAGCCCAGTCTCGTTCCGCGTGGTCTGCGTCCGGAGGACGTCGCTCACGGGCGCTGCCTGCTTGCCTTCGCGTCCTTCCACGGGCACGAGCAGGGACCGGGTGTAGCTGGTCGTCTGCGTCTGGAAGGGCTCGGCGTGGACGGGGCTGATGATCTCGGCGCCGCGGACGGCATCGATGCTGACAGCCTTGCCGTGGTAGCGCTTGAGGCCGGCGGCGATCCTGGCCATTGTCTTGGGGACCAGCGGCTTGGTGCGGTCGCCGATGCGCTGCCCACGGAGTTTCCAGTCGATCGCGGACGCTGCGGGGAGCCAGCCGGGCTCCACAACGGCGTTGCGGCATTTCGTGTTCGGGCAGCGGTACACGTATTGGGCTTTGTAGCGGCCCCAGCGGTAGTTCGGGTTCTTCCATGACTGGACGCAGCGCACGGTCTCGTCGCAGGTCCCGCAGTGTGCCAGTGGCATGAGGAGGTCGAAGTTCGGCCGGCGGTTGCCTTTGAGCCAGAACATCACGTACATGCGGTCCCGTGACTGTGGCGCGGGCAGGCCGCCGAGCTGTGCGTGCATGGAGTTCATGTAGACGATGTGGTGATCGTAGCCGAGGGCTCCCATTGCCATCAGCCAGGCGTCGAACATGACCCACTTGGCGGCGTCAACCACGTTCTCGGTGATGATGAGCTTGTACTTGTGCCATTCCGCGAACCGCGGCACATCCCACATGGTGGCCCGGGACCGGTCGGCAGCCTCATCGGCGAGGGAATCGCCGAACAGATCGTGCTGATTGGTCACCCGCTTCTTGCCCTTGGCTACCGAGTGGTTGGTGCACTCCGGGCTCGCCCAGAGGATGTCTGATGTGGCGATGTAGCGCGGGTCCGTGATCTGGATGTCCGCGCACACGTGGTCCGTCTCCGGGTGGTTGGCGTTGTGGGTCTCGATGGCCCGGGCCCAGTGGTTCATAGCGGTCTTGATGGTCACGCCGGGAACCTCCAGCGCGCCGGTTGAGGATCCGCCGGCGCCGCAGAACATGTCCGTTGCGGTCAGCTCATTGTTGGCCTGCTGCATGAACTGCTGCAGATCGGTCAGGATGTCTTGGCGCTCAAGCAGTGCAGTGCTCATTGCTGGTCCTTCTTTTCGATCTCGGCCTTCGCGGCGTGGGTGATTGCTTCGGGGTCGAGTCCGCGTTCGATGGCCCAGTCCCAGAGGAGTTCGCCGGATTCGCCGGATTCGTGGAGCCAGTCGAATTCGCGGGCGATGTTGTCCGCGAGGCCAGGCGCCATGCCCTGGATGGTGCGCAGCAGGTCGACGGTTACTGCAGCGCCGATGTAGGCCTGCAGGTGCATGAGGGACTGGTACAGGAGTGCCATGGCGGCGTCTGACTTATCGCCGATCTCGAACTGCCTGTGTTCGTCCGAGAAGTGCCGCCAGTACTGGAACTGGCTGAGTGCGTCCTCGATCTCGCGTTTGATGATCAAGTCGCACGTGAGGACGGGAGTGGGGAAGTCGGCTGGGAGTGTCTCTTGGCCTTCGATCTGTTCGGTCATTTGGTCGTCCTCGTTCTGGGCTTGGAGTTTGCGGTGACGTAGCGCTTGGCGCGCGAATTGGCGGCGTTCACGGCGGTTTCGAATGACCGGTGGGCGCTGATGGTCCCGCCCGTGGCTGTCATGACGAGGTACCCTGTTCGGCTGGAGTATCCGGCGCTATAGGTGCCGTGGCCGACACGCAGGCGGATTCGCCTGCCGTGGTCGGGAGCCGCTGTGACCTCGTACGTTTCGTCCCCGGTCTGCTCGCCGACGAGGGTCATGGTGCCCATCAGAGCTTCACCGGCATGATGAGGTGGCGGAGGCCATCGTGGCCGGACAAGAGGACGGGCTTGCCGAGGTTCTCCTGAAAT